AAGCCTGGGCAACCATTGACAATGCTAGTAAAGTAATTCTTTACTATGACAACGATATTGAAGACAGTCCTGAAGGTAGAACACCGGGCGTAGATTATGATGATTCATGGTCAGGATTTAAAAAGCACTTAAGTAACTGGGCACAAAGAAAACAACTTGACTTTGAACTAGCCAACAAAGATAGACTTAGTGATGACATGCGACAAAGGGAATACGTAAAAATGAAAGAAAAAATCAGCGAGGGTTATTACCCAATGGGCAAGCAAGCCAGTTACAATGACAGTGTTCCCACTGTTAAAATTATTCTACAACACAATCGTAAGATTGAAGAGGGCGAACAGCGTTATCGCAATATTGCTAAAATCTTTTTGGAGAATACAGAAGGTGAAAGAATTCTTGCCCCTACTACCCGTCCAGGCATCGCACAAGTTTATGCCAGACATTTGGCCGAAGGTGGAGTTCCAAATGATGAACGTTGGAACCATATCAAGGGTCTTTGTGAAGAGTATAACAAAATGGCAGGGTTCGTTCGTGCCACACGAAATAATCAATTCAACGAATCAGCGCAAGCACTAGTCAACGAAGGTATCAACCACTATAATAAATTACGTGAGTCACTAAGTAAGATGCGTGGTCATCGTGGATACAATGCTTACTTTGAAAGTTATACTCCAACACTAATGGAAACAGATGGTGATGAAAACTTGAATGAACTATTTGTTCAAGAAACACTTGATCCACGTATTGAAAGTGTAATGCCAATTCTATCACGCCTACGTAAGAACTTAGGTGAGATGAATGAAGTAACTGCACTTGAAAGTTGGGCAAATGATATCATCAGTGAAAAGATGGATTCTACTACAAAGAGTTTAGCAGTTCCTGCTGATGAAATGCTTGATGAAGCACCTGGTGCAGAAACATTAGGTCACAATCAGTCAACAGAAAAAAGCAACTTAGCCGCATTTGATTTAGATGAGGCTGGTACCAAAGTTACTAGTCCTAAATGGCAAGCCAATAGAAGATTAGAAATCGATATTGAAAACATGGATGACAAGAATTTTCATAAGAAATATGGAAAGTCTAAAGAAGAAATGAAATCACATTTGATTAAAGAAGAATCAAGTGAAGGCCGTCCTTATATTTGCTTACATGCTAAGAAGGGCAGATTTGAATGTCACGCTAATTCAAGTTATGAAGCCGCAAAGAAAGCCGCACAGAAGTGGGGCATGAAGAATACAGCAGGTATTGATGCACATTTAGCAGACATTAAGCACAGTACAGCAAGTCTTGGTGAAGCAGAACAACCAACTGATTCAAATAAACTTGCAGATAAATTAAAAGAATTAGAACAAAAAATTAAAGCAGAACAGAATTTAGATGTTAAGGTAAAATTGATCAAAAAAAGAGATGAGATTAAATCTACAATTGATCAAATGAATAAGTCTAAGGATGTTAAAACTACAGCATCTACTGATAATGCTATTTCTAGATTGATGAATAAAACACCTAAGGACAAAGAATCAATTTCTGATAAAAGTCCTGCAGATTTAGCAATGAGTTTAATTAAGATTGGTGCAGGCTTAGGTGAAGAAGTTAACGAAGGATTTAGCACTGAAGGCGAAGCAACTCTTGCTAAAATCGCAGCCGCAGGTGATGATGGCTACGACATGATTGAGGATGGCATCAACGGCTTACTAGGCACCGAAGCACAAATAATTTTGCAAGATATGTATGATGATATCTCTATCGACCATAGACTTCATCCTGATGATGATTTTGAAGAAATCTATGATCGCATGATGGACCGTATTGAAAAAGATTACGGTGACAGTGATGCTGATACTTTTGAAGGTTTAGACGCTAATCAAAAGCGTGTAGGTCAATTAGGTCCAACCGAGAAGGTAGGACCAAAAGGTGCAGTAGGCAAATTAGTTGGTGCTAGCGAATCAATTGAACGTGATCCGCTAGATGATCTAAAACGTTTATTGGGTAATTAAGTTTACTAAAAACCGCACTTAAAACGTGCGGTTTACCATATCCGGCATAAATACTATTGACATAGCATCAAGTGTTGTATATACTTGATACTGTGTTAGTTGTCTCCGACAACGATATACAAAACACATTTAGGCTCAAAATAGGCATTTTTTAAAGGAGAAAACAAAATGGCAAGTCTAGCAGAAATCCGTGCCCGTATCGCGGCACAAGAAAACAAAGCACAAAAGGGCGCATCAGGCGCACAATCAGATAACGCAATCTATCCCCACTGGAATATGACTGAAGGTACAATCGCTACCATTCGTCTACTTCCTGATGCAGATACAAATAACACATTCTTTTGGGTAGAACGTCAAATCATCAAGTTGCCATTCAATGGCGTTAAGGGTGATCCTAATGTCAAGCAGACAGTAGTTCAAGTCCCGTGCGTAGAAATGTATGGTGACAACTGTCCTGTTCTTGCAGAGGTTCGTCCTTGGTACAAGGATGACACTCTTAAGGAACTTGCGAACAAGTATTGGAAGAAGCGTAGTTATCTCTTCCAGGGCTTTGTTCGTGCAAACCCACTAGGTGATGACAAGACTCCTGCTAACCCAATTCGCAGATTCATTATCAGTCCACAAATCTTTACTATCATTAAGAGTTCATTGATGGATCCTGAAATGGAAAATATCCCAACTGACTATATGCATGGTCTTGATTTCAATATTAAGAAGACCAGCAAGGGCGGGTATGCAGATTACTCAACAAGTAACTGGGCACGTAAAGAAAGCCCACTCACTGAAGTTGAGCAGGCCGCAATCGAGGCTCATGGTCTCTTTAATCTAGCAGACTTCTTACCAAAGAAGCCAAGCGAAGCAGAACTACGCATTATCAAGGAAATGTTCGAAGCATCAGTAGATGGTCGTCCATATGATCCTGATAAGTGGGGTGCTTACTATCGTCCATATGGACTAGAAGTACCTGAAGGTGCAACACAATCTGCACCTGTAGCACAGTCTGCTCCAGTAGTACAGGCTCCAGTCGCTAGTGCATCAGCCGATGATGAAGCACCATTCGAAACTTCTGATCCAGTAGTTGTACCAAAGACAACTAACAGCGATAAGGCACAGGACATTCTTGCAATGATTCGTGCCCGCAACAATAAGGCCTAATCTGGCTTCGGGGGAGGGAAACCTCCCCCATTTGGATAAGGAGAATTCTAATGACACTACCAGACGAAAGATACCGCGCATTAAAGCAAGGTAAGAAGTTACTGGAAGAACTTTGTGATCCAGGTAAGACACCTAGGGTCCCAAGCATTATCAGAGACCGTGCCCGCGGCGCACTACGCCACTTTCCTAGCGATTATGAACTAGAACGCATGGCGGACAACTCTCCCGAATTGCTTGATAAAGTTTCATATTCTGATAGAATGAATCAGAGAAAAATCGCACAATAATAGGAGAATACATGGCAAAGCCATTTGATATTAGTAAATTCCGTAAGGATATCACTAAGGCTATCGACGGTCTTAGTATTGGATTTAATGACCCGACAGACTGGGTAAGTACAGGTAATCATGCACTCAATTATCTCATTTCTGGTGATTTTAATAAAGGCGTACCTCTTGGCAAAGTTACTGTCTTTGCCGGAGAGTCAGGATCAGGAAAGTCATACATCTGTTCAGGGAACTTAGTACGTCATGCACAAGAACAAGGCATCTTTGTTGTACTAGTTGATAGTGAAAACGCACTTGACGAAGATTGGTTGAAGGCACTTGGTGTATCAACTGATGAAGATAAGTTGCTTAAGTTGAACATGGCAATGATCGATGACGTTGCTAAGACTATCAGTGAATTCATGAAGGGCTATAAGGCAATGCCAGAAGGCGAGCGCCCTAAGGTTCTATTCATCATTGACAGTCTTGGTATGTTGCTAACTCCAACTGATGTTAATCAGTTTGAAGCAGGTGACATGAAGGGTGACATGGGTCGTAAGCCTAAGGCATTAACGTCTTTGGTAAGAAATTGTGTAAATATGTTCGGATCACATAATGTTGGTCTTGTTGCTACTAATCACACATATGCTAGTCAAGATATGTTTGACCCTGATGATAAAATCTCAGGTGGTCAAGGCTTCATTTATGCGTCAAGTATTGTTGTCGCAATGAAGAAGTTGAAACTTAAGGAAGATGATGAAGGTAACAAGGTCAGCGAAGTACTAGGTATTCGCAGTGCTTGTAAGGTAATGAAAACACGTTACGCAAAGCCCTTCGAAAGTGTGCAAGTTAAGATTCCATATAGCACAGGTATGAATCCATATTCAGGATTGCTTGATCTTTTCGAGAAGGCAGGATTATTGAATAAGGAAGGCAACAGTCTAGTTTACACAACTAACGATGGCGAGATTATTAAGAAGTTTCGCAAGGGTTGGGAGCGTAATGATGATGGTTGCTTAGACCGTGTTATGGTAGAATATCAAGCACGTGGAGAAAATAAACTAAGTACTGTGACCGTTGAAGAAGAGGAGCAACCCACAGAATGAGTTTATCATTGATTCATGAAATTTGGAAAGTAGTACGTCCTAGCCTTGAAACAGGCGACCTAGATGAGGCAGCAGAAATGCTAGTTAATTATCTAGTAGACAATGACTACGAACCATCTGAAATTAAATCAACCTTTAAACGAGACTCTGCCATCCAAGAAGCAGTTTCATATTTCATCGAACAACCTGGTGATGAATTTGCCAAGTATGACGAAGAAGATGATGACTACTACGAGGATGAGGAAGAGGACACTGACGA